CGGTCTTTAAGCGGGCAAAGGCGTGTTCCTTCAAGCCAACCGTACCAGAGCGGCTCGTACTGGGTATGATAGTCCTTTCTTGATAGTACCTAGCTGTCTTTTTTCCATATAATTGTGCTCGACCAGTGATACCCTGCCTCCCGCATGACGTTCATCAAACTGCCCCATTCCTGAGCACTCATTACCACATAGGTCATGCATCCGGCTTCAGAAACCTCTTTCATGCATTTAAAAGCGCGCAATAAAAAAGCGCCGAATTCTTCGGTGCTCATATTGTCATTTAGAATTTGTCTTGGCTTCCAGCTTGGATGCCTGGTATCTGAACCGTAATCAACATTCCAGGGTGGGTCGGTGAAAACAAATCTCGCCTTTTGTCCGTTCATCAGCTTTTGCACATCTGAAAGCATGGTGCTATCACCGCACATCAGACGGTGGCAGCCAAGTACCCATATGTCGCCCTTTTGGGTAACCGGAATTTTAATCTCTGCAATTGCCTTTTCTGTATCGAAATTATCCTCTTTGACATTAGCGGTTGTTTTATCACGGAACAACTCATCAATTTCCGCAGCATCAAACCCGGTAAGAGAAACGTCAAAACCATCTTCATTTAAATCCATAAGCAGATCAGTCAAAAGCGGAATATCAAACTCGCCACTGATTTTATTCAGTGCAACATTGAGCGCCTTTTCCCGCTGTTCATCCAAATCAACTACAACACAGTCGATCTCCTTATACCCCAAAGCTGTTAGTACTTTATAACGCTGATGTCCGCCGACAATATTCCCGGTGCGTTTATTCCATATGACCGGCTCTACATACCCAAACTCTTCAATGGATCGGCGGAGTTTCTCATATTCAGGATCGCCCGGTTTTAAGTCCTTGCGCGGGTTGTATTTTGCAGCTTTTAATTTTTCTGCTGGTATTTTCAGTATATCCATAAATCTTAACCCTCCAGTTTGACGGCTTTTTCGCCGGTGAAGTCCTCCCAGCGTTTAACCGCCAAATCGCAGTATACAGGCGATAGCTCCATCGCATAGCATTTGCGCTCAGTCTGTTCAGCCGCAATTATAGTAGTTCCGCTACCAGAGAACGGCTCAAGCACAATACCTCCCTTGTCGCTGTGCATTTTGATGCACCGCCATGGAAGCTCCACAGGGAACATTGCAGGATGCTCCTTGTTTGCCCGGACAGTGGTCATCTCCCATATCCCAGCATAGCCCCATTTCTTGCGTTCTTCCTTTGTAAGCCGTTTCACAAATTTATAACTGTGTCCCGCAAAGGCTGAAAGCCACACATATTCCTGATCGTTATATTCCTCAACTTCTCCTTTATTGCTGAAGGCTGAAATATACTCATACTGCTGAACCGGCTTGTTTGAAACAAGATGATAGGGTCCTACACCGAAATTTTGCCCTTGTTTCTTCCAAATGCGGATCCAGATAGGGCGGTAACCGTTGTCCAAGAACATATTCACGCTGTAAACACTGGTGGGTTCAATAAACTGAGAGCCGGTGGCATAGAGATCACCTAAGTTCCAGCAGACAATATCTGCATACCTGCACAGGTTTCTAATCACTGGGCGTACTGTCTCGAACCATGGTTCAATCCCGGCCTTTTCATATTCTTTGCCTACCCCATATGGAGGGGAAGTTACTGCCATCTGTGCGTGACACCCGTCCATTAACTTTTCAAAATCCTCATCCTTAGTAGAGTCGCCGCACATCAAGCGATGATTCCCGAGAAGCCAGATATCGCCCCGCTTCGTTACCGGCTCGCACTGCACAATTTCCTCATGCGCTTTATCTATGTCAAAGCTGTCCTGCACCGCTTCCTTGGCATACCATCGGTTGAGCAGTTCGTCTATTTCAGAAGCGTCAAATCCTGTGAGCGAAACATCAAATGCACCTGCGTCCAACTCAGCCATCAGTTCAGCCAGTTTATTCTCGTCCCACTCTCCCTGAATCTTATTAAGAGCAAGATTAAGCGCTTTTTCTCTCTGCGGGTCAAGATCCACTACAACGCAGTCTATCTCAGTCTGTCCCAAGTCCAGCAAAACCTTTAAGCGTTGATGCCCGCCTACCACATTACCTGTCTTTTGGTTCCAGATAACAGGCTCCACATAGCCAAATTCCTCTATTGACCGTTTCAGCTTTTCATATTCCTTATCGCCAGGTTTTAAATCCTTGCGCGGGTTGTATGCTGCTGGATTAAGTTTTTCAACAGATATTTTTTGTATGTTCATGTTGCATTCTCCTGTTCAATATTTTCTCAAGACCCTTTTTAGCACCCTCACACTCTCCGTTGAATACTTGTCCCCGCAGGGTCTTAAACTGCTGCCTCGTTAAATGGTCTTTATATTTTCTTAGTTCCCTAAGAAAGATTGAATTTGTTTTATGCATCAGCCACCCCTCCTGGCTGTCAGGAGTTTTTCCATCACATCATCGTGGGGAGTAGCCCCTTTGTATTCGGTAGCACAGTTTTCCCGCACAACTTGGTAAATTTGATACCACAGGTTATTGGCCTGTTTCATGAAGCTTTGACTCATGGCCACATAAGGTGACGGGATGGCATTGCCAGTGGTCGGATGCTTAGCAAGAAAGCCAAATTCGGTGATACATTCCTCGCACTGGATCCACCGCGCCACACTCTGGGCATATTGCTCTATAAGCTGCGCAGGGATAAGGTGAACACACCTGCGTTCCTTAAGCCACTGCCATGTTTTTTCGTATATTTCCACTGCCAGTGTTGTTTTTCCGTTCTTCTGCTTTGCAGCAAGATAATCCCTCGGCGGCGGCATGCTTTGTCCTTCCAGATCTGCAGTGTCCGTAAACTCCATTACCATAAGCTTGCGTCTGCCTGGGTTTCCTTCCAGAATCTTGTCAGCCAGCGGCTTTTTCTTCTGTCCCGCGCCAATACGCGCTCCGCCGCGGCTGGTACCGTCCTTTGCCATACACATCACCTCGATTCATGTAATTAATTGGGGCCTGCAAAGCGCAGTTTGCGACGACGAGGGTATATACCCCGTTTGAAACCGCGACTTTTCGCGCGCGACCCCACGCCCGTTGCACGAAACATATCCACCGTAGATTTTGACCCCCCTACCGTCTTACCCACCGCTCTCCTTCGCGAGCAGTAATCGAAGAGTGGCATCTCGTACACAGGCTCATAAGGTTGCCGTCCTCATTGGTTCCGCCTTTGGATAAAGGGATAATATGATGCACCTCTTCGGCCGGAGTGAGCCTTCCGGCCTTTTGACATTCCTCGCAAAGCGGATGCTCCGCTATGTATCTGTCCCGGATGCGCTTCCAGCTCCTGCCGTAGCGTTTTCGTGTTGCCGGGTCGCGCTCATATTTGTTGTATCTTGCGTCCATTTCCTTTTGGTGTTTCTCGCAGTATCTTCCGTCCGTCAGCTCCGCACAGCCGGGATAGCTACACGGGCGCTTGGGTTTTCTTGGCATAGCTCCATCTCCAATGCAGGAAAAAAGCCCTCAGGGCATATGCCCCAAAGGCTTCTGTGTGATTATCATACTATTTCATGCTACAAGTATAGCACAGAACAAGGCAAACAAACCGCCATCAAACCGCCATCTTTTATTTGCCGAACAGCATCAGTGAAAGACGGGAAAGCGCCTTGCTTCTCAGGCGTTCAATCTGTCTTTCGCTGTAATTGAGCTCGCACTGAAGCCTTGCAGCCGCCCCAGAACGCTGATTGCCGGTCATGTAAAACTCACGCAGGATATGCTGTTCCTCATCGGTCAAGGCTCCCCATGCCGGTTCAAACCAGCCCATGTATTCTATCGCCTGGCGGTAGCGTTCCTGAAGCACGTCCAGCTTGTCAAGAGACTCCGCCAGCGCTTCCTCCCCGCTTCGCGGGTTCCGAGCCCTCGGCAGACCGGTAAGCTTAGCCGCGCGGGGACTAATCATCCGGTCGTACAATTCTTTTATCTCCTGCGGTGTGATGTTAATGACATTCCGCATGCTGTTGTAGTCCTTGATGGCGGCGATCGTCGCCGCCGGTTTGTCTATGTATCTCCACGCTATCACGAGCGCCCACCTCCAAGTTTTCAAGAATGGATAAGCCGTTTATGACGGCTCTGACATCCTCAATACTTGTTACTTTGTAGGCCTCGCCCTTTGCAGCCTTGATTTTTCGCATCGCCGCTTCCTGAAGCTTTGTCAGCCTGCCGGACGGCGTTTTCACCTCAAAGGCGACAAACCTGCCTTTAAAGCAGCAGATAATGTCCGGCAGACCGGCTGTGCCGTACATGCCGCCATGCTCCTTCCAGCAGAAGCAGCGGGGCACAGACTTTAAATACCGCATGATTGCGGATGTGATTTCCTTTTCGGCCATAATTTCACCTCGTTTTTTTGACGGGTTTGACAGGAAATCCACATACCTTTATATATATTCATTTTTCTCTCTATACCTATCTCATCCTTGGTTTCATGCAAAAGAAAAGGGAAAAACCCGTCAAACCCGTCAGAAGCAAGCTGCAATCAGGGTTTTGCCGGTTTTGAACCCGTCAAATACCCGTCAAAAAGCCGTCAAAAGCTATTCACGCAGCCGCAGGCCGCGCCAGGTCCTCCGCTTGCCCAACTTGTCGACCGCCCTGCAGATATGCTCGCCATATGATTCCACATCCTTGTTGAAGTTGGCCTGCGACATCGGCTTGAAGCCGTTTTTGAGACAATAGTCCCTGTACGCCTGGAACAGCTCCTCACGGACGCATTCCGCATCATTATCCAGCACGCAGCATTCCTCCACAAACGTCAGGGCGCTGTTGCTTTCCACCTTGTATCTCTGAAGCTCCGCTTTCGTGCTTTCCGTTTCCGAAAACGCATAGCCGTTCGCGATCAGGCGCTTCAGCCCTTCTAGCGCCCACATGAAGATGCCGTCGCGCTCCGAGGCAAGCTTTTCTATCAGGTTCGGATCACGCTTTTCCGGCGGCACCGGGTTTTCAAACCGGATGATGATGAGCCTGCGGTAGAACCCCTCGCTGCGGTCGCCGTAGTTGCGGGGGATCTCGTTGCAGGAAAACAGAAGCCGGGCGTAGGGCTTGAAGCTGAACGGATTCTTGTTCTTGCGCTCGGCGGTGATGTAGTCCTCGCCGGTGAGCGCCTTGAAAATGCCGTTGTCGTCCACGCTTTTTGAAGGCAGGTCTGCAAAGATGTTGGCAAGCTTGCCGAACAGCTCCGCCGTCTTGAACCGGTCGGAGAGCGACTGCCACGGGACATTGCTCACGTTTTCGCTACCCAGGAGGATTTCCTGCGCCGCCGACAGAAGCGTCGATTTGCCCGCGTTGGGCGCGCCCACCAGCACAAAGCTCTTCTGCGCCTTGTTGACCGGGATGAGCAGGTATCCGAAGATCTCCTGCATCAAATAGATTTCCGCGTTTCCCAGAATGCCCTGAAGAAAAGCCATAAATTTCGGGCACTCTGCGCTTTCATTGTACGAGGCTTTAAGCTGCACCGTAGAATAGTACTCCGGCGTGTGTGCCCTGAAACTCCCGTCCAGCACGTTGTACAGCCCGTTTTTGAGGTTGATGATAAACGGGTTGCAGTTGATTTCCCGGATGGGCTTGTAGATAAGCATCCGCCACTGGCCCTCCGTATCGTTGATCGCGGACATGGTGGCGTACCTCTCGATGAGATGCCCGCGCACCCTGGCCGCTGCCTGCAGATCAGAGGCTGCCTTGTATACGCCGTTTTCGTAGATGTAGTAGCTTTCCGCCCCGTAAAAGGCGCTGACATTTTTAGCCATGAAACTGGCCAGCAGGCCCGGGATAAAGCGCAGGCCGCCGCGCTCGGAGGGTTCGTACCAGTCCGGCAGCTCTTCGCCCATGGTTTCCCGTTTTGTTTCCTTGCTTTCGCGGTATTCCTTGAAAAGATCCTTCTGCAATGCGGAAAGGGATTTGACTGCCGGAGTCTTGAGCCCATAATGCTCCTTCATTTCGTATTCAATGAACGTCCCGGCAACAACCGGATCCGCATTGTACAGAAAATCTCTGACAAAATCCTGCGCTTTCTGCACGTTGTCCACCGCCGACTTTGCAACCGGCTGTTCGGACAGAAATTCACGCAGTTCCTCTACGGGAAGCGGTTTATAGCAGAGGGCGGCCGGAGCCTTGCAGCCGCAGGAGTTGTCCTCCAGCTTGGGGCACTTGAAGCCCTTTTCCGCGATCGTTCTGCAGGTAATGGGTTTGGTGCCGCTCTCCAGAAAATGATTAATTTTGTCCTGCGTTTCTTTATGGCTGTACTTAGGATACGGTTTTGACAAGGCGTGGATCAGCCGGTCGCCGCCTTCAAAAACCGCAAGGTTTGCGATCATCGCATACCAGTCATGCTCCGAAAGCGTCTTTGCGTTGTCCCTGCAGTGCTGTATGAACAGGCACCGCCTGCCGACCAGCTCAAGGCCTTTTCTCATTCCTTTGGGGGCGGGCGTGCCGGGTTTAGGCTCTTCCCGGATCTCCGGCAATGCCGCTTCAAGCTCCGCCTGCGTATAGCGCAGCTCGGGGCTGAATTTGATGCATTCCACCATGACCGGCTCTTCCTTGCAGTGGCAAAAGCCCGGCAGGCGCAGCACCCGGCTCTCGTTGACGCAGGCCGGATCGCCGCTGAATTTGGCAATCAGGCGTTTTTGCACCCGGCGGAAATCCTCGACTTTGGCATTCTTCATCAGCCAGTATGTGTGCAATGATTTTTTAGTTTTGACAATCAGCGACGGTTCGACGGGAAATTCTTTAATTGCGGCAAGCTGCTCCTCGAAGCTCAGGCTGTCGCACTCCACAAACTGGGCGTTGATGCGGGTTATATCCGCGTCCTCATGTCCTCCGTAATTGACGACAAAGAAAATGCCCCGGTTCTTTGCGTTATGTTTTTTCAAAGTTTCCATTATGCTGCCGATTCTTCCTGCCGGGCATTCCAGCTTAGCGCCCTTGAAGGCCGGGTCCTTCCGGTCGCTGAATATCCGCAGGCAGACCGTTTCGCCCGCGTCGAAAAACGGGCGCAAAAACTCCTCGATGGGGAATATTGAGCGCTTTAACCCCTTGCATGTTCCTTCACCTCCGCGCATTGCCTGGTGAAATGCCGTACAGGGATGCCGAGCCGCTTTGCCCTTTCCAGTTCTATGGCCATGCCGGGGGATATTTTATTACCGAAACACCACAGTTCATGGCATTTTGAGAGCAATACCAATCCCATAAAGATAGCAAGGTTCCTCTGGGTTTTGTCGCCGTCATCCATAAACTGCGGGAACAGCAAATGGGGCGCCAGCGGTATTGCGCCTTTCGTTACGGCAAACCGGCAATAGCGCCTTGCCTGCTCCAGATTATGCTCAACGTCGCCTGCCAGCGGCGAGCAGATGAACACCAGCGGGCGGAACGCCGCTTTTTTTGCCTCGCGCGTGGTGGCCAGCAGCGCTTCATAAGCCGTCAGATCAAGGTATCCTTCGGCGTTGTATTTGCTTATTCCCATACGTTAACCCTCCTCAGTTATTTCTTTTAATTCCCCGAACCTTTCTCCGGCCGCAGCTTCCGCAAGGATTGGCACATCAAACTCTTCAAAAGGCCGCTCTTCCATGCAAGCCTTAATGAACACTGCCGCCTCACGCACCTTGTCCTCCGGAACCTCAAACACCAGCTCGTCATGGATCTGCAAAACCGGGCGCAGCCACATCCTCTGCGGCAGGCCCTCAATGATGCGTCCAAGCGCCAGCTTCAAAATATCCGCCGCCGTTCCCTGTATCGGAGTGTTCAGCGCGCACCGCTCGGCAAAGCTTTTCTTGCCCCAGTCGGCGGAAGCGATGTCCGGCAAGTAACGCCGCCTGCCAAGCCAGGTTTCCGTATATCGCCTTGATGCCGCGCGCTTTTTTGTTTCCTCCTGCCACTGGGCAAGGCACGGATAGCCGGACTTCAGGTTTTCGATGATACGCTCGCATTCCGACAGAGGCGTGTCCAGTCCCGCCTTGAATTTCAGGTTCCGCTGAAGCCCTTTTGGGAACAGGCCGTAGAACACCCCGAAGTTGCAGTTTTTGGCGATAGCCCGGCGTTCCTTGTAATGTTCGGCGTTTTTGTCCGCCGCCTGCTCGAAAGGGATGCGGTAAATAACCGAAGTTGTCTGCGCGTGGATATCACCTCCTGTGAGGTAGGTTTCCAGCATCCTCTCGTCCCGGCAGTAAAATGCTCCGACCCGAAGCTCGATCTGGGAAAAGTCCAGTGAAAGCAGCGCTTTACCTGTTGGAGTAATGAAGAAATTGCGCACACCGATCTCGTCGCTGTCTGACCTTGGCATGTTCTGAAGGTTTGGATTTCTTGCCGCAAAGCGTCCCGTCTCGGTGCCCAGCGGAAACAGGTCAGGATGAATCCTGCCGGTGACGCTGTTTATATGCTCCAGATACCCGTCTATGTAGGTGGATTTGATTTTTCCCCATTTGCGGTACTCCTGCACCAGTTCAAACAGCGCCGCAAGCTCCGGACGGTTTTCCGCACACCATTCTGCAAGCAGGATCATGGCTTCGTCGTCCATGGCTTCCTGGTATTTGGCCGTCGTTTTGAACACTGGCAGCTTCAAATCGTCGTACAGATATTTCTTGAAAGCCGATGTGCTGGCATTTGCTCCGATATTCACGTCGCCGATCATAAAAGCGATCTCTTCTTTTAATTGCTTAATCCTTTCCTCGGCCTCCGCTTGTTTTTTAAGCATCAGTTCCTCATCCGCAAGCAGGCCATTGTACTTCATCAAACCGACATAAATCGCCGCGGGCGATTCAAGCTTTTCAACAATGAATCGGTGCTTCGGCAGATACCGGTCAAACCAGCCGTTGAACAGATGATACAGCCGCAGGGCATAATCGCTGTCGGCGCAGGCGTAGCGGACGGTTTCTTCGTCCTGCGGATCCAGTTCGTCAAAATACCTTCCTGCGGTCACCGTTTCAAAGCTTGGAAGTTCCGCGCCGAAAAGTTCCTGCGCCAGCGTTTTCAGCCCGCTGTCTGCAAGTGTCCTGAATGCTGTATTGCTCTTCAGCGTCATCTGCGCCGCCGCGATGGTGTCATAGCAGGGCGGCTGCAGCACAACGCCGAGGGCGTACAGAAACATCGCCTCGAAGATCAGATTATGCGCTATTTTCACAACCTCTCTATTTGCAAATACTCTTTCCGTCAGCCATCGCATGATCTTATCCGGCGAACCGGCATTCTTTCCGGTTTTATGCCTTAACGGAACATATACGGCCGTTCCTTCGGAAACCGAAAAGCTCACTCCGGCGATATCCGCCTTATGCGCGTCCAGCGCCGCCTTTTCATCTTTGCGGTATTCCTCACGGGGTGCGGTTTCAAAGTCAAAGGCAACCAGCCGCACTCCGTCAAGGTAATACTGCAATTTGGCCAAATCTGTCACGCATCCGTATTCCATAGTCCCTCCTTGCCGCCCGGAGCAGGGTGGCGGCATGTGCCGCTCCCACGCCCCAAGCATGGTTCTTATTTTAAAGGCTCGATAATTTCGCCGGTTTCGGGATCCGCAAATGCCTCTTCATCAATGTCCGTTTCCACGGTATTGTCCGCTTCGAAACCGACCCGCCTGCTGTACTTCCTGACCTGCTCGGACAGCTTGCCGATAAGCGCGTATTCCTCGGCCGTCAGCGTCCTGTCTATTGCAAACTGCGCCTGCGAATAGGCGATGCCGCCGCTGTTGGTGGCTTTCTTTAACGAAAAACGCGTGACCACGCTGTTGGATTTCCTGCCCTTGGACAGCAGCCGCTTGATGTATTTCGTAAACTCTTTTAAAGAACCGGTTGGGAGGGACAAAAGCAGCGGAAAAATCTCCCCCTCGCGCAGCACATAGATCCTGCGGCGGTTCTTGCAGGCCTTGCTGCCGTTTTCGCCGGTGCCGAACCGGTTCAATGGGCAGGCGGCACAATTTCCTCCGGGGTCGCCTTCGCCGGTTATGCCGTCGAAGCTCCCGCAGTCTGGCGGCTGGCTGCCTCCGGTGTATTTGGTCTTGTAGTAGGCATGCAGCGGATGATGATAGAGGATCACCGCCGAAAATTCCTTGACCGTATCCGGCTCGCCCGGGTTTTCGCCGGGCACTTCAAATACTGTGCTGCCCGCCGACGGGATTTTAATCCGCTCAAAGCTCATATCCAGACCGTCCAGCTCTTCAGCCATCATCCCAGCCATGTTGAAATCGGCAAGCCTCAAAAAACCGTTGTCCTGCTTGGTTAATGACGTTTCTTTTTTAGCCGACATATTCCATACCTCCAATTCTCAATGTGTTTTTTACTTTTCGCATGATTACTTTGCCGCTTTTCTCATCCCGACCGAGGTCTTTTCAAAGACGTTTACAAGACCCGAAAGCCAGCCGGGAAGCTCATCGTTGTTTTCTTCCATCTGCTCCTTGACAAAAGCCGACAGGGAGTTGGCGTTGACCGTTTCATAGACCAGGTCTCCGAACCCGGCTTTTTTGAGCGCTGAATACAGATCCTCTTTCCGGCCCGCGGCAGCCGACGCCCTCGTCGTGCCGGTCAGATAGTACATCACGCCGCCCCGGGTAAAGTTCTGCGTTTCGGTTTCCGCCATCAACTCCGACAGGCGGTATTCCGTCTCGTCGATCCTGTCGTTGATTTCTTTGAGCTCCTGCTCTGTGGATTTCTTCAAGTCTTTGAGTTCTTTAAGCTGCTCGGCCAGTTCAAACATCTTTTCAGCTTGCTCGTTCATGCTTTTTCACCCCCTGCCGCAAAAGGATTGAGCCCGCTTCTGTAATCGTCCACCAGCATTCTCGCCAGATCTGCCTTATCCCTCAGCGCCTTCAGCACTTTCTCATCGACGGTGCCTTTCGCCGTCAGATACAGATAGGTGCAGTTCTCCCTTTGTCCGACGCGGTGTATGCGCGCCCTGGCCTGCTCGAAATTGGACATGGAGTAGTCCAGGCTGTAAAAAACCATGGTGCTGGCGGCTGTCAGCGTCACGCCCAGTCCCGCAGTCGCGATCTGTCCGACAAACACCTGAACCTCCGGGTCGTTTTGAAACGCCGCCACTTGTTCCCCGCGGTCTTTCACGCCGCCCATGAGGAGGGAATATCTGATGCCTTTTTTCTCAAGGAGCCTGCAGATGGCTTTGATTTCCGGTATGAACCGCGCGATAACCACCAGCTTTTTGCCGCTTTGCAAAACGTCCTCGATAATATCCTCCAGCGCTTCCTCTTTTGCCGTGCTGACGCGCTGCACAGGGCCGCCTTCGTCGCCGCCGATAAAGCCGCCGGTTATCTGCGACAGCCGGAGCAGGCGCGTAAGTATGTTTGTCACTGTCACTTCGCCCTTGCCCAGTTCGGCATAGCTGTCCCTGACCAGATCCCTGTAAATTTTCATAGCGGCGCTCTCCATCTCCACGTACCGCACAATGTCGGTGGTTTCCGTTAGGTCGAGGCACTCGGCCTTGGTTGCCCGAAAGGCGACGCTGTGGAGCCTTTTCATCAAATCCTGCTCCATTGATTTTTTCAGCACCGGCGTGTGCTGACCGTAGCCGACCATGTCAAAGTACCTATTGCGGAATACATAGAAGCTCTGGCCAAATATTGCCGGGTTGAGGAATTTATACTGGCTGAA